TTATAAGGGGCCTCCGGAGTGATCCGCACCAAAGTGGTGTCCTCATCAACAGTGTTGAGACAATTACATGGCCCTCAGAACCCGTACAAGATCCTCGGGAAGTATTCCGGGATATTGGATCCAAATCGGCGGTCTACCGTGTGTAGCCTTGCAGCACAACTCATCTGTTGTGAAGCATAAGGAAACTACGGTAGATGACACCGCCTTTGGGGATGGCCACTATTTCGATTCAACTAAGATCGATCTAGAGGGTCACGGGGTGAGCTGTGATGGGCCCAGGTGCAATGGAACTTTCGGGGAGCGCATGAGGGAGTTTTATCCTCAGGCGTTCCGTGGCGGTTCCCTTGACGCATGGGCGGCTCATGTAGCTGTCGACGGTCGTCCGACTGATGGAGGCTTGGCTGCTCAATTATTGGCTTTGACTAATCCGTCAAGGCCCGTAGTTGATCTCCCGGTTGCCATCGGAGAGTTGGCGGAATTACCGTCACTCTTCCGGAGGTTTGGTGATAGCTGGATAAGAAATGCAGCTGAAACCAATATACGATACCAGTTTGGTGTCGCACCTCTGATTCGGGACCTTCAGTCATTAGTTAACTTTCAATCCGAGTTCGCTAAGCGCGAGCGCGAGATTAATAGTTTGGCTGAAGGGAACCTCCGAAGACGACGTGAACTCTTCCGTGGGGTAGGTATGTGGAACGGATATGCCGTACAAACTAATAGCGGCGCACCCGGACCATCCTACCACGACGTTCAAAAGGTAACTAATGAACGCTGCTGGGGTTTCGTTCGGTGGAAACCGACCGTAACATTACCCAGAACAGAAGAATCACGAAGGAATCTTGTTCGACGTGCGGTCTTAGGCCTTACAGTAGATTTTAACACTGCTTGGCAACTAATACCGTGGTCGTGGCTCGTGGACTGGTGTACCTCTGCAGGCGATTTCTTAATGGCCAGCAGAAACATCATTCCATGTGTCCCGACGGGCGTTGTTATAATGTCCCATCGCAAGACCGTGGGTAACTTTACGAGGCACTCTTCGAGTAACCTCCCAAACTTGGGACCGAATATAGTCACTTCGCAGTCGCTTAGTGACTTCGTTATTCGTTCGGAAAGTAAAACACGGAATCCGTCGTCTCCTTCACTGTCTGCCCAACTGCCTGTGTTGAGTTATAGGCAGTTGTCGATTATCGGTTCGCTGATGATACAAAGATATCGGCGTTAGAACCGGTACTTTGTTGAAACCAGAAAACCAAAGGAAGTAAGTATGGCCCTAGGGCAACCCACACTCACCGTGACTATTAACGCAGTCGCCAAGGTCCTTAACAGGATCGCGGACGACGGTTATACGTCAGAGTATCTCTTGCGAGGTACTCTTGATGAGTTTCGAGCGAAGATCCGGCATTCGTCCTACACGGACAAGCGCGGTGTGGTGATAGATCGCCACAACGTCGAGTTCGTGCAGACCGTATTTCCGGTCGCTCCGTCGGAGAAGTCTACGGTACGGAAGATCTACGCAGTTCTCGAAAACGAGAATGCGGATGATGCAACCGCGTCGTTGAACTTCTACAACGGCTTCGTCGCGCTGCTTACCAGTGCGCACAATGCGGAACTGATCAACTGGATCAGCTAATCACTGGTCGATAGTCCAGTAATGGACTAACGGTGCAGGGGGCTTCTGGGCTTGGAATAGTTTCTCCGAAAGGAAAAGACTATGAAAAGCCAAGAACGTACGTTACTTCTTGTCGAAGAAGGACTCCTTAAAGATGTCCTTCTTGCATACCCTCAGATTGAGGGGATTGATAAGGACTTGTTCCGAATCACCTCCTCTGTCAAAAATCGAGGTCTAGGTTTCTTTACCCTAGACCTCCCCAACCTCGATTCCTTATTGTTACAAGGACTCGAAAAGGGACGCCTGATCCTCGAAGGGCCTTGCAGTCATGCAAGGTCTAAGAAGATTAGAGTGCCGAGATTGTTTTCGGGACTCTGGTTGCGCGTATTTGACAAATCTGGTGTCTTACTTGAAGACGTCGATGTAACCGCAATCGCTTTTCTTAGGCAACTTTGTTGCTTAGGTAAGCGTATTGAGGTTCCATGCGCCCCGCATCGCGTAAAAGCGATAAAGGACGAATATCATGGAATCGAATCAGAATGTAGGTCGCCCACCTTACGGTGGGATTCCGATATTCTTGATCCTGACTGTCGCAGCGGTACCGTTTCTTTTAATGACGGCATCGATGGCGACTACCCGCTCTTCGGCCCTCGAGAAAATCGAGAGTTCGAAGGTCGGGACTTCAGGCGACTTCTCAGAAATCTTGAACATGTTTGTTCGAGAATTTCTGCCGCGTTTGGTACGCCTGACATTGAAGCTCTTTCCCAAGGGAAAGGACAAGATTCAGGCACCGCGCGCGGATTAAGACATGGACCGGGTGCTGTATCGGACATTAGGAGAGGCGGCGATAAGTTTGCCTTTCCGAATTGGCCCGATAAATTGCAGCACTACTTTCCATTCGATAGTTATGGCGTTTTAAACCTTAACCATTTTATGGAGAGACCGTATCCATCACCGCACGAACCGCCCAGCAAGTTAATGCAGGTTCCAAAGACGGCAAAGGCTCCGAGGCTTATAGCTTCTGAGCCTACATGTCATCAATGGTGCCAGCAATTGCTGGCGCGTTTCGTTGCGGATAGGCTGGAGAAGATCTTTCGTGGTGACTTTGTCACTATTCGAGATCAAGCTCCATCCCAACGTATGGTGGTAGCTGCGTCCATGGATCGTTCGTTGTCGACGATCGATTTGTCGTCGGCATCCGATCGTCTATCTTGTTGGACAGTCGAGAGGGTCTTCAGAGGGAATAAACTCCTTCTTGAACTCCTCCACGCGGTCCGTACTCGATGGACGGTCGACCAGGTTGTTCCTGGTGAAAAGAACTTCCTCCGGTTGAGGAAATTCGCGACCCAAGGTTCAGCATTGACTTTTCCCATTCAATCTGTGGTCTTCCTATGCTGCGCTCTCGCGGTTCTTCCGAGAGAACGTTCATTGGAGGACTATAGAAGAAAATGGGGGAGGTCGGTCCGCGTCTTTGGGGATGACATTATTGTCCCCACAGACCGGTATGCTGATATCACCCGACTTCTGCATTACCTTGGATTAAAGGTCAATATGGATAAATCGTTCCATATCGGCCACTTCCGAGAGTCTTGCGGAATGGATGCTTACAAAGGGTACGATGTGACCCCTAGTAAGCCCAAGTCGGTGATGTCCGACACTCCCACGTCGTGGAGTGCAATCATAGACTACTCCAATAACCTCTTTTTGAAAGGATACTGGCATGCCTCAATTGCACTCGAATCGACACTCCCGAGGAGGTTCCGCAAGGGACTCCCGGTTGTGGGACCGACGTGTGGTTTCCAAGGCAGGACCTCTTTCTGCGGTGGAGACATTTCCCATCTGCAAAGACGGAAAAATGTACACCTTCACAGGGACGAGGTCCGAGTACGATGCATTTCTGCGTCTACTCGGCGTAAGTCTGCCTCTGGATATACTGCGTTGTTTAGATTCCTCAACCAGAGAATACGCGTTGACGTCCAAAGTACTTTTGGACGATCCCCGTGTAGTCCGCGGTTGGGATCCGAATACGCAGTAGAATCTAAATCCCGCGAGGGATTTAGGTGGGT